CATAGCCAGGGCCTTGGGGTATTTGGTCCCGTAGGACTTGGTTAGGCATTGGCCGGCGGCGTCGACGAAGAACAACCGGGCGGAAACGGTCCCGTCTTCGTAGGACTTAACCTTTTCAATTTTGGGTTTTGCCAAGCGCAGCCGATAAAGGCCGGAGACGGAAATCGGGGTGAGGGGCGGACGATCGGCGTTGGGTTGGGTCATAGGATTAGAGGTTAGGGTGCAGAGCAACGTAATGTTTAACGGCTTTAGCGTTGTGCTGGCGCAAGGTCTCGAAACCAAGGGCAAAGCAAAAGGCCTCCTTGTATGTTTCGTAATTAAACCAGGCCTCCTTTTTGGTCGATCCCCAGAAAGGCCAAGGCTGGATCAAGAAAGGGTGGCAGGTTTTAATCTCAAGGGAGTGGAAGGTCTTGATTTCATCCCAGGTAACGGGTTCGCATTTGCCGGCTTTGTTGATAAGGCCGTATTGGTTCACGGCCCAATCATTGTTTTCGAAATAGACGGAGGGACCGACGTGCTTGTTTTCTATGTTCATATATGGATTAGGCAAAGTTAATGGAGGTAGCGGCCTTGGCCGGCGCGTTGACGTCGATAGTCTGGACTTCGACCGGGTAGGCGGGCCATTCGTCTAGGGCGCTGCAAGTCTTGTAAAGGGTCGCGGCCGTATTGAAATCCGAAATAGCGTAGGTCATTAGCTCGGGGCCAAGCTCATAAACCGCGGACGGGTAGAAGCCGTCGCCGGCCTTTTCGGTCGCGAGGAAGCGAAAGCCGCGGACTTTGTTGCCGGTGGCTTGTTCGTAGACTAGGCGATAAAGGTAGGCTTGCAGGGCGTAGCGGTAGACGCGGACGGATTGCAGGAAACCTTTGGGGCTGGCGTCTTCGGTGGTTTTTAGGTCGTAAAGGTAGCCGTCGGAACCGACGGCGTCGATAGCGACTTTAAGAGGCGTCCCGCAATAGTCGCCGGTAAGCATTAATTCGGTAGCCGTAAAGGAAACCCCTAGGGTCTTGAGGGTCGCAAGCATAGAGGCGGCGACGCCAGCGATCAGGACGGCTTCGTCGTCGGTAAGGATGGTTTTCCCGGCGTTGGCCGCGGCAAACGACTCCCAGGCGGCCTTACCGTCTTTCGTCCGGCGGTCGACTTCGGGGGCGACGGCATAGGTCGCCAGGGCAACGTCGGGCTGTAAAACGGACGCGTGGACGGCCGTCCCGATCTTGAGCGCCTTGGTTTCTTCCTGGGGCTTGTTCAGGTAGGCCTGATAATGGGCGGGGCTTTGCAACAGGGCCTTGCAACCGCTGTAATTAAGCGATTTCAGGGCGCGGTATTCGTCTCGGGTTTTAATCGTGGTCATAGGGAAAAGTTTAAAGGTCGTCTTCGTTAACTTCCTCGGTTTCGGCGCTGATCACCCGGCAGGACTCTAGGGCGGTTTCAATCGCCTTGTCGGATAGGTCAATATTGTTTCGAAGAATCCGAAGGGTGCAGCTGATAGCCTTAAGGCGGTCGTAGAGGGGTTTAAGTTGATAGGCTTCCTCTAGCTTGTCGGCTTCAATCCAAAGGGCTTGGCGGGTTGCGCCTTTAATGTCGGCGTCTAGGTGGCGGGCGTCTTCCCCGATAATTTCCGTCTGGCAAATGTAGTCCAGGCTATCCAGCTGGGTTTTAATCTCGGCTAGGTGGCGGCGGATCAGGTCGCGGTTTGTCATAGTTTGCGGCGGGTGGTTTCGGTAAGCGGGGAGTCCGGGCCTAGGCGGACAAAGTAACGGACGTCTTCCCGGAGGGTCGGCAGCGTGTCCTTCTTCCAAAAGGCTAGATAGGTCGTAAATTGGCGCTGGGTCTTTGCGGTGACTTCGGTAAAGCAAAGGGAGTCAAACCAGGTCAGCAGGACAAAACCGTCGATTTCGCGGTTAACACTAGCTTTGCGGAGAACCGCCGGCGGGATAGGGGGGTTTTTCATACAGCGTTAACGTTAATCCGTTCGTAAGTTTGGCCGTGTTTAGCGATAAATTCGACGTTCCGGGCGTCGACGCGGACCCCTTTGCGTTTCCATTTCCACAATTCTTCCCGGTAACTGTCGCGGTCCCAAACGACGAATTCGGGGTTAAGGACTTTCCCGTCGGCAATAACGAATAGGGCGTGAGATTCCCGCGGCATTTTGCCGGCCATTGTAAGCATAGACTGCGGGGGAAGATACATTAGGCGGACTTTGCGGCGGGGCCGGCTTTCACCGGGCGCAGCTGGATTCCGATCCGTCGGGCGGCGTGGTAGACGGAATTAATGTTAATCCCATAGGACCGGGCGACTTCGCGCGCCGACATTTGCTTGCGCCATCCGTCGAAGGCGGCGGCCTTGGCGTTTCCGTGGGTAAGTCTGGCCTTCATCGGTTAAGCGCGGAAGTAAAGGCGGCTTTGTTAGCCAGGATCGCGTCGACTTTGTCCTGGGGGAGTTCGATCAAGTCTTGGGCGTTGGGGGATAGCCACCCTTTCTTAACGCAATAGGCGTGGGCGCGCTCGGCTTCGACCGCGGTTAGGAAAGCATACCAGGGGCCGGCGGGTCCGGCGGGCTTGGCCGGAGAAAGGCGGGAGGCGGCGGCTCCGTCGTCGTCAACGTCGGTTTCAATGCCTACGGCGGTTTTAAGGCAAAGCCGGCGCAAATAAGTTGTGGCGGAGGCAAGTTGCTGGGGGTTTAAGCCGTCGGACTTAAAAGCGACTTCGCCGGCGGGGAATGTCGTCCCGTCCTTGTGGATAATCTCGGTAATAACGACGACGTGGCCGGGTTCGCGGCCAAGGCGCTGTTGCGGGGCCAGGTTGTAGAGTTTGGCGACCGACTTAACGCTGTCGAGGATCTCGGGAAGGGAGGCGTAGCGGGATTTAAAGGCCGGGTTAACGCGGTCGGCGTGGACGTTTCCGATGGCGTTTAGGAAGTTAACCAGGTCTTCGCGGGAGGTCGGGATATAACGGGAGTCTGGATCAGGCTCCGGGCCTTTAGGGTTTTTGCTCATTTGCGTAAGCGGGGGTTGTTTTCAAGTAGGTCTTCCAAGGCGCAGCGCTTAATGTCGTTCGGGGTCAGGGCTAGGTTGAAATAAGTCCTGTCGTTAACGACCGTCGGCGTCAGAAAGCGGGCGATGTGTTTTCCGTCGACGATGATATAAGCCGTCCCGGTGATAGGTCGGACTTCGACGATAGGGGGGACGTCTGGAATTTGCTTTTTCATAGGTGGGAAGTTTGGGTTTTGGTTGGTTTGCTTAACGCTGTTAAGTTAGTAAATCAGTCCATTAACGGCGGCGTGGTAGATCAGAACAGCGTCGGACGTCGCTAGGGTGATAGGCAGATCGGGGTAGAGTTCGCCGGCCTTGTGTTTAAGGAGGTTTTTCCAAGCGGTTTTCCCTAGCTTGTTGCGCTTAAGGCCAAGCGCCGATTGCCATTTGCGGGGGTCGACCGTGTTAACCTTCCAACCGAAAGCCACCCCAGAGCCGTAGACGGTCCCGACCCCGAAAAATAGCTTTGCAATGGAAGACAGGCCGGCTTTCCCCCAGCCGCCGGTCGAAGGCTGTTCAAGGTGCAATTCAACCAGGGGCGACTTTCCAGCGATTTGGTTAAGTAGCTCGACCGTCGCGAATTCGTTAGCCGGCATTTTAACCGCGTGAATCTGGCCGGCGTGGTTCCAGACGATCCCGCCATTGCGGCCGGGGTCAACGGCGACAATAACGAATTCAGCTGGTTCCTCGGTCATTCCAAGGACTTTGACCAAGCGACTTGGTTAAGCAAATAAATGTTAGCGGACTCTGGACAAGTTGCCCACTCGCTGGGCGTAAGACGACCGGGCGGGCGGGGCTTGGCGGTAGTCGAAGCCGACTGATCTAGCGCCGGCAAACCCCATATTCCAGCAAAGGGCTAGTTGCTCGGGCGTTGGGAAGTGGACCCCTTCGGCTTTTAGTTGAGCGCGTAGGCAACGCAGTAAGGCGGCCGCGACCATATCCTGGGCTTCGGCGGATCGCCAAGCGGTCAGGGGGTAGGTTCGCCGGCCTTCTCGGGTCAGCTGCGCGTTAGCCGTGTCCCAGGTTCCCGCGTGGAGCTGATACAATCCGAAGGCCTTGAGGTTGTCGCCGCGTTGCAAGCGGTTTCCCCCTTCGACCTGGCCGATCGCGTAAAGGACGCGGGCGTCGTCTTGCGCTTGGCAGGAGCAGCCAAGGAGCAACATAGCCACAACGGAGAAGCGCGCGGAGATCATTTATTGCGGCGGGGGGTCATAGCGCCGGAGTAAGTGACGTCCCCGACTTTGTAGCAGAAACGTAAGGCAATCCAACCCCCGCCGGCGACGTAAGGGTCAAATTCTACTTTGGTTGCGCCTTCGGTTTCCATCGTCGTCTTGTATTCGTTAAGCAATTTGCGGATTCTGGGCAGGGCGTGTTTAGCTGACAAACAGTCCCCGGTCATAATCGATTCGTTAACGTAATAGATTTCGGAAAGCAGCGCGTTAAAGCCGGCCAAGTGGACGAATTTAAAGTGTTCTTCCGTCCAGGCTTCGCCTTTGATAAATTCAGCCACGGGGGCGGTTCTCCATTTCGAGGATTACGCGCTCGTTATGCATTGCGACGGCGTGGGCGCGCTCGGCCCGGTGCATCCAATGAAGCCGCGAGAGTTTGACCAGGGATAGGTCGGCTTCGGCCGTTTTAACCGCAGCGTCGGCACGATCCGCGTAGCTGCGGAGGGCGTCGACGGTGACGGCCAGCGTCCGGGCGGTTGTCCAGGGCTTAAGCCACCAGAAACGCGGAAGGGTTGTTTTGCGGATAATGAACATAGTGGGAGGGTGGGCGGCGGGGTCAGGCATTGGTTCGGCGGTTAAGGTTCGACCAGGAGACGTTTAGAAGCGCGCAATAGTTGCGGAGGCTCATAGACGTAATCCCAAGGGCGGCGGCCGCGTCGGGCTGGGATTTGCCGGCCGTGTTAAGGGCCAGCAGCTGGGGCAGGATGCGTTCGATTCGGCGGGCGGTGTAACCGCAGACCGGGCGGGTCAGCGGGTGGATTCGGTGGCCGATCTTAACGGCCGTCGTGTTGGGGATTTGGGACATAATGGAATTAGTAAGGATTTGCGGACTTGCGGTCGTTGTGGTCCCGTTCCTTTGGGGTGATCCAAGCGTTGTTTGCGGCGTAGCGGTAGGCGACGGCGTAGCAAACCCCTAGGGCGGCGGCGGCTCCATTGATTCGCGTCCCGTCTTTAAACGTGCGCTTGAAAATAGCCGGCCAGGTCCGCGTGTCGTGTTTGAAAATGGTTCGGCCGTTGTGGTTGTGCAGCTTGTGGCCGATGATCCGAAGCCAAGAACGGACGTTCCCGTCGGAGCAGCCAAGGCGGGCGGCGATATCGGACGCGTTAAGGCGCTCCGCGTCGTCGTATTGCGGAAGGTTTGTTTTAAAGGCCATAATGCGGTCGTGCTTTAGTTTGCTCATCTTGTGGCCGTTGATTTCGTGCGTATTGCGTTTGCTCATTTTGTGCTGGGTTGTTGGGAAGTTAGCGTTTGGCCGGCTTTGGCGGGAGGCGGTCGACGATCGCCTTATGGATGGTCGGCCCGGACTTGACCAGGGCGACGTTGTAGCCGACGGCAAGGCCGACGACTAGCAGGATGGGGAGGACTAATTTCATAGGGTTAGGCGTTGGCGGTGAAGTGGGCGAGGATTTCGGCGTCGGTCATATCCGAAACGAATTTGACGAAACCGGGCTTTGCGGTGACGGCGTTAAGGTTGACCATAACCCCTTTTTTAAAAGCGATGTATTGGCCGCGGGTGCAGTCGGCCGTGATGTAAGCCGTCGTTTCGCGGGCCTTGCGACGCATCTTAAGGATAAATTTGGCGTTGTGTTGCGCGGAAACCTTGGCGTCGACTAGGGCGTCAACGGCGTCTTCAAATCCGCGGCGGTGGATTTCCATATCGTGACGGTCGTT